TCTGGCACTAACTTTTAGGAGAACTCTATGCCCAGCACCGCCATCTCAGCCCAAGGCTCCACCGTCAGTATCGGCACGACCACCGGGTCGGCGCTCACCATCACTGCCGTCTCGCTCACCAACCCTTGCCGGGTCACGCTCTCAGCGGTCACCGCATTGAACAAGGGTGATGTGATCACCATCGCTGGCGTCGTTGGCACCACCCAACTCAACGGCAACAGTTTTGTTGTGCAGTACATCGAACCTACGACCAAGATCGTCACCCTCGCTGGACTGGACGCGACGGGTTATACGACCTACACCAGCGGCGGCACGGCCACCCCTGTGCAGTGGACCAAGATTTCCAACGTCAAGAGCTACAGCGGCTTTGACGGCTCAGCCTCAGAGATTGAGCGAACCAACTTTGACTCGACCGCCAAGGAATTCATTCTGGGTCTTTTTGATCCAGGTGCATTTGCCATTGAGGTCGACCAGGACAACAGCGATGCAGGCCAGTTGGCCCTGATGACTGCGCTGGTGACCGGTGTGGCCAAGAGCTTCAAGTTGATTTTGCCCAACGGCAACACCGCAACCTTCACTGCCTACGTGAAGAAATTCAACAGCCAGGGTGCAGTGGATCAGGCGATCCGGCGCTCGGCTGAACTGCGCATTTCTGGCTCGATCACCTGGGCTTAATTTTTCCAAGGACTCCTATGACACTACTTTCCAAAACTGCCATCCTTTGCGCCAACGACCTTCAAACAGAGGACGTCGATGTCCCCGAATGGGGAGGTGCCGTGCGCGTGCGCAGTTTCACCGGTCGCGAGCGTGATGCCTTTGAGGCCAGCATGGTCCGGGGCGAGGGCAAGGACCGCAAGGTCGATCTGACCAACATGCGTGCGCGTCTGGTAGGTCTGACTGTGATCGACGAAGGTGGCCAGCGTCTATTCACTGACGAGGAAGTTGATCTGCTCGGTGCCAAATCTGGCGCGGCACTGGACCGGGTGTTTGCCATTGCTCAAAAGCTCAATGGCCTGTCTGGCGCAGATGTGGAGGAACTCACAAAAAACTCCAGCGGCGTCCCGAGCGCCGTTTCTACTTCCGACTCTGCCTTGCCCTTGGATTCCAACACCCTGACCATCTCCTCGCAAGCCTGAGTTCGCAGCAGGTAGCGGAGTGGATGGCGTTTGCCTCTCTGGAAGGCCTGCCAGACATGCGAGCGGACTTTGGCTTTGGCCAGGTCTGCGCCACGCTGGCCAACGTCCACCGCCGCGAAGGTCAGGACCCGTACCAGGCCGATGACTTCATGCCAGGACTGCGAACTGCAGAGCCTGCCGCCACCAAGGATGCCGATGCTCCGCCCGATGAAGTCTTTGATGTTGACGCGCACAGCCGCTTGATCTCAGCCCTATTGGGCAAAAAGGAATAACTACCCCATGGCAACCCTCGCCAGTCTCGTGGTCAGCCTCGAGGCCAATGTCGCTCGCTTTGAATCCGACCTTAACAAGGCCGAGTTCATGGCCAAAAAAGCCATGGACACCATCGGCAATGTGTCGGAAACCGCTATGAAGGCGGTCAAGGGCGCAGTGATGGCCATGGCGGCGGCATACACCTTTGACGCCTTTGCCGACGGCATCAAGGGGGCGATTGCGTCGGCTGGTGAACTCGACCAGATGGCTAAGAAAACCGGGGCAACGGTGGAAGCCCTCTCGGGTTTGAAGTCGGCGGCCAAACTCTCGGGTACCAGTTTGGAGGAAGTCGGCGGAGGCTTGCAAAAGCTCTCCAAAGCCATGTTCGAGGCGGCAGGCGGTAGCCAAAAGCAGTCCGACTTGTTCAAAGCTTTGGGTGTTGAGGTCACGGACTCATCGGGGAAGTTGCGCGACTCAGGCGAAGTCATGCTGGACCTGGCCAAGAAGCTCGACTCCATGGACAGCAGCACCCAGGCGGTGGCAACGGCCCAGATGCTGCTGGGCAAGCGAGGCGCTGAACTGCTCCCCTTCATGCAGGACTTGGCAGAAATAGGCGAACTCAACGCCAAAGTCACCTCCGAGATGGCGGCAGAAGCTGACCTTTACGAGAAGAACCTGGTGCGCCTGGAGGGCAGGAAGAAGTCGCTTTACAACACCATTGCCTCGGCATTGCTACCGGTCATGCGTGACTTCACCGACGCCTTGCTGGATTCAGGCAGCATGACCGAGCGGCTCAACGACACGGCCAAGCAACTTAAGCAAGACAACGTGATTGAGACTTGGGCGCGGGAAGGCATGCGCGCGGTGGCGGCTTTCATTGATATCTTTGACGCCATCATTCGCGTGGTGCGAATCGTGGGCAACTCCTTTGCAGCGGTCGCCGCCGATATCGTCTCGGTGCTTGCCTTCATGGACGGCATTGGCGCGGAGATGATCAGTGAAAAGTCACTGGATCCGGTCAAGCGCCGCTTTGCAACGCTGACCTCTGACCTCAAGAGCCACGCCGAGTCCTTCAACCAGGACATGGTCAAGATTTGGACCGCGCCGTTGTTTCTTACCAAACTCGACGAGCAGTTTGCCCAGCGGGATGCGGGTCTGAAAAAGCCCGTCGAGTCACCCAAGCGCTCATTTGCCATTCCGGACCAGCGGCCTGACAAAACCAGCCCGTTTGACTCCTACCTGGCCTCCCTCAACGTCGAGGCCATCAAAGACAAGTTGGGCAAGTACGAGGCCATGATCGAGAAAGGCCGCCTGCTGGCGGTCAAGGAAGGCCGTCTGGGTGACATGGCCAAGGTGACGGCCACAGTGTCGAGCATCCAGTCCATTGACGAAGGCAAGCGCATCGATGCCTTCGCCCACAGCCTGGATGTGGCCAACCAGCAGTACGAATTTCAAAACACCTTGATTGGCCTGAACGCTCGCGATCAAGCTTTGGCCACGGAAGGCCGCAAGAACTTCCTGGCCGTTGAGCAGCAAATATGGGATGCAGAAAAGAACGGCTCCAAGTTGTCTTCAGAGGCGCAGCAGAGATTGCGCAACGAGGCTACCAAGTCCACAGCCGCCATGGTGCAGGCCGTCAATGAGCGTTTCGATGCGCAGCAGAAGTTCGATGAGTCCAAGCAGGTCAATGCCTTCACCCGCAGCCTGGAGCAGGCCAACGAACAGTACCAATTTCAGAACACGCTGATTGGCCTCAATGCCCGCGATCAGGCACTGGCCACCGAGGGCCGTAAAAACCTCTTGGCTGTTGAACAGCAAATCTGGGATGCAGAAAAGAGTGGAACCAAGTTGTCCGCTGAGGCTCAGCAACGTCTTCGCTCTGAGGCTATCAAGTCGACTGCCACTTTGGTGCAGGCGGTGAATGATCGTTTCGATGTCCAACAAAAGTTTGATGAGACCAAGCGCATCAATGCCTTCACCTACAGCTTGGAGCAGGCCAACGATCAGTACATCTTCCAGACCAAGCTGATTGGCTTGAACGCTCAGGCGCAGGAGATTGCCAACGTTAAGCGCAAGAACTTCCTCGCGGTCGAGCAGCAGATCTGGGATGCCGAGCAAAGCGGCACCAAACTGACGGCAGATACCCAGCAGCGCCTGCGCGATGAGGCCGTCAAATCCACGGCGGTCATGATCAAAGCGATTGAAGCCCGGTGGGATGCTGAGCGCTCGTGGGAGATGGGCGTTACCAAGGCGCTGAACAACTACATTGACACCGTATCCAACGCTGCAGCCCAGTCCGAGCGGCTCTTTACCAATGCGTTCAAGGGCATGGAGGACGCTCTGGTGAGCTTTGTGCAGACCGGCAAGCTCGACTTCAAGAGCCTGGCCAATTCCATCATCGCGGACCTGATTCGCATCCAGATTCAAAACAGCATCATGAAACCACTGACGCAAGCGACCAGCGGCATGTCGCTCTCAGGGATGTTCAGCAGTGCGGGAAACTTCCTGTCGGGTTTGTTCAAGGCCGATGGCGGTCCAGTGGCCGGTGGCCAGCCCTACATCGTGGGGGAGCAAGGTCCGGAATGGTTTGTGCCCAATGGCGCAGGAACGATCGTCCCCAAC